CTACGATAGCGGTAGAACCATCTAAACTAATTGTAGCACCGTCAAGTGCTTGGCCTCCAGCACTGTAACCAGTACCTGAAGCTTCATCACTATTGCCGGTCACGTCTGAATAGTTTGTGGTGCTTGCATTGTACGTGCCTGCCGGTGAAGCCTTAATTAAAGCTATGTTTAGAACATCCGTATCAAGATCATGCGTACCGCCAAGTAGCTCTTGCTTAAAGCTGTTACACATTGCTGTAGTAATTGCCATATTCTCTACCTTATTAAATTAAGAGTGGAGACTGAGCATTAAGCCCAGCCTCCTAACTCAAAAGCTTACGCGAGTGTGTCGCGGTCTACTTCGTCTGCACCACGACCATCAACGTCCATTACCAACGCCCATACGCGCAGTTTACCTGCGGTAGCGGTACCGGTAAGAGTGTCAATAGTCAGGTCCAAAGTGTCTTCTGCACCGACATATGCTACACCCGGAATGGATGGAGCTACATCGCCTACAGATTTACCTGCCATTGCATAAGCAGCGACAAACTCATCGTCATCTGCACCAGTTCCAATGTCGAAGGTAAGAGCCGTTGCACCCGTAAGTGCTTCGGTTACTTCAACACCAGCAGCGAGAATAACAGTTTGTGCTGGAAAAGTTGCAACAGTATTCGCGCCAGCGGCGAGATCTACTGCACTCAACTCTACGGAGATTTTTTCAATACCGTTTAACGCCATTTTATTATCTCCTTATACCAAGCAAATTTTGGCATTTACAAGAGCTTCTGGACGAAGGATCTTGCGGCCATAGAGATGCATACCACGAACAACGTCGGCAAAGCTATCGGGATCACGATAGGTCTCTGTCTTGTTGATTTGCTCTGCGGTAGCTACGGCTGATGAATGTCCACCAACAATGATGCCATAGTTAGAAGCATTGGTACCACCAGTTGTGGAAGAACCCGTGCCGATTGATGGCAAGTTGTTAGAAACAAACACTTTAAAGCCGAGAAGGTTATTGAGAACCAGACCATTCTGAAGACCAGAACCGCCGAAGTCGCTATTGAACAGACGTGAATCTTCGTCCTGAAGGATTTCTTTCACAACTGGATCAATAACAATCCAACGACCATTAGAGTCAACATTCTGTTGGTCAAGCTTACGAGCCATGCGAGTAATAACTTGCATAGCATATGCGTTGCCTGAACCTACAGTGGCACTGTCACTTCCTGCGCGTGGCTTGATGCCGATTGCACTACCGGCGGAACCGCCGAAGTCGTCAGCTTCAAGTTTCATGCTGGAAAGTAGTTCGTCAGAACCAGCAGTCGATACAGCTTTAGTACCATTAACAGTTGTGTTAACAGTGTCAGCAATGCCGTGAATAGCAGACTGCTTAAAGCCACAAAGATAACCAAGAACTTCTTGGTCATACTGGTCAGCGAGACGGAAAGCCGCGCGATCAGAAGCTAGTGACTGGAAGTTGACATGAGAATGAGCTTCTTCAATGTCGTCAACCTTAAATGCGAAGTAATTAGCCTTATCAACTGTAAGGCTGAAGTCTTCATCATCAAGGTCTTGTGGGGTAATAACCGTTCCGCGCTGATAAGACCGTACTGAAATTTCTGGTTCTTTAATAATGCGAACAGTATCGCCCATGTTGGCGATCTCGCCAAAGTAATCGGAGTTTGTGATCTCCTGACAAACAGCTGACTTACGGAACGCAAGTTGCACCTGTTTGGAATAAATTACAGGACTAAAATTACCGTTAGGTAGGTTTCCATGTCCTGCTGCTGCTGCGAATGCCATAGTAATTCTCCTTTCAACAGCGGTCAGATGCTAACTTACAACTTTCTTTAGAGGCTAATTAAAATAGGTGCGTGTCAAATACATTTGGCCTAACGTATTATTAACGGGCTATTCGCTTTAGGTAAGTCTTACGGATAGAATTGTAGTTGCTAATGTGTATATAACTACACTAAATAGTGGGTAGACTATTGTGGCCACATATTTTGATATAGTTATATACGGTTTACTTTTAATGTCAACTATTTTAACGAGCAGATCCAGAAAGATCATATACAAACTTTCCTGAACGGATAGCTTCCATAATTGCTTCTTGGTTCTTTTCATATTGAACAGCAGACATCTTCTGTACATCAGACTCTCGAATGACGCCTGAAGAATCTTCGGCTGTAGGCCGATTACGGGAGGCTTTGGTATCTACCATTTCTGCTGCGTCACCTGAACGCTTTTTCTTTTTAGTGGTAATACCTCTATCAGCCTTATACAAATCTATAGCTCTTGCTGCTGATTGAGCATCATTGTCGTTGTCATACAATGCCTGTTGTATCCAACGCGGCTGCTCTTCAGCCCAACTATGAAAGTCATCGTCTTGACGAATGTCTTCAAAGTCTGGATGTAGCTGTAGTAATATTGTTTCTGCTTTCTGACGCTCTGCGTCTTCTTGCATTTTGTTAATTTTAGTTACGCGCTCTTCAAGTTCTGTTGATTGTTCACGCGCCTTCTTAATAGCTATAGTCTCAACGATAGCGGCAACATCTGGATATTTTTGCATCCATTCGCCTATCTCATCGTCAGACTTCGGAAGTTTAATTTCTTTTTTAGTTGCAGCAGAAAGCTGTTCTTTCAATTCATCAATTTGATTTTGGAAATCTTCTTGCTGCTTTTGTGAATGCCTACGTAAATCACCATAGCGTTTCTTAAATGATTTTTCTTCTGCGCCTTCTGGTTCTGCTTCTTGTTCTATCTCTTCTTCGTTAGTTTCGCCCCTTTGTACACGGAGCATTTCTTCTAGTTCTTCTTCGTCTTTTTTTACACGCTCTGCATTTGAATATGGTCGAGATACAAATGCTTTCTTTTCTACTGGTTGTACGTTTTCTAATTCAGCCATTTTTTCCACTTGGTCTGGGGCCACCGTAGCCTACAATGTAGGGGGATGAGTAGCCAGTTAATCAGTCAGTTATAGTGTGACTGTCCACTTACCGGCTTGCTAAACTACGCCGTTTCTTTTTCTTTTTGTATTTACGCTTTTTTACAAAGCCACCCTGTTTATACTCTGAGCCATCTTCTGCACCTGCACCAGAAGATTCAGGACCACCATCATCAGAATTGCTACTGTCTCCGTCGTTACCGCCCGGATCACCAACACTTTCTGGGCCACCACCCTGTCCGTCGTAACCGCCGCCATAGCCGCCCGGATCTGCGTCACCACCTGACGGTCCTGTTGGTCCTCCATGTTCTGCATCACCATCGTTTTGTTGAACATTTGGGTCAGATATATTAGGATCAGTACCTAAACCAAATTCATACCCAAATGAATCTTGAAAAGTACCAAAGTCTCCATATGCAACTGAACCAATATTACCCGGATCTTCTTGACCACCATCACCAGAAAAATCTTCAGTGCGTTTGGTAGGTGCTACAACAGAATCCGATACCCTACCGGCTGCAAGTTCTCTATAAGATCTTAGCTCAAAGGCACTATCAATTTCAATCCAGTCTTCATCAACTTCTTGTTGGGGTAATCCCTGCATGTAAAATACTTGATGTACATTTCCTGTTGGGTCCATATAAAACTTAGCTTCAAACTGACCCATACCTGTACTACCAACAAATTGACCAAGACCCTGCGGCGTTGGTAAAGTAGCTTCTCGTCCCATATCCGGTAAAATAGTTGTACCTATAGCTGGTTGTGCAGAAGCAGGCGTTGCAGTACCAATCATTTGCGGTGTAGATGTAGTCATCATACCGCCTTCTGCGTACTCTTTAACTAAAGCACCAGACTTAGCTTCTATCTCTTCACTATCTTCATTTTCCATTTCATTTTCAATAACTTCAATATCTTCTATAGTAAAGGGTGGTCCGCCAGCATTAAAGATAGTATTATCGGGTAATGTTTGACCTTCTTCAGTACCAAACTGACCCATAGCTTCCATTTTTTTATAACCCATCTTAGCTTGGTCTCTAAGATTCATAAAGTACTCTACACCAAAATACCGTACTACGTCAGCAGGTACAACCATTTCACCTTCACTAAGCATAGCAGGTTGGTCATCACGAACTTCTTCTTTTGTACTTCCCAATGGAACATCGTTACCGGAAACTTCGTCTACTTCTCCACCTTCTTCAAATAGTTCCATTTGTTTTTCGTACATAGCTAATCCCTCTTAACTAAATTTTCTAAGGCTTTTATCTTTTGAAGGGCATGTATGTAGCCTTGCGCCCTGTGTAGTACTATGTTATTTTCTGCCTGTTCCAATACTTTATGTTGATATGCAATCAACTCATCTAAATATTCTTTTACATTAGCCCATAGGTGGGGGTTGCTGACCAGTGCCTTGAGACGCTCCGCCTTCTGCTGGTTGTTGTTCATTACCTGTAAATCCCTGTTCTTGTGGACCCGGTGCTATTCCAGTTCCTATATTACCACCGCCTGCGCCTGTTGGGTCTGCTGGATTAGCTCCTGCTGGAGCGCCCTGCTGCGGTGGAGGTGGCTGCGTAGCTTGCCATGCTTTCATCATCTCTGCCTGAATAGCGGCGTCACCCATATTGTTGACAACCTTTTCAGGATCAAGATCAAGCGATCTAGCAATTTCTGTAATAATATAGTCCATTTTTGCAAAAGGTGCAAGTGCTGGATTACTAGTAACTTGAATAAATTGCATCAGGCGTTGACTACGTACTTCATTAGCCATTAAGCTTTCAGTACCACGAGCCTTAACTTCCAGATCACCTTTAATATCTTTATCAAAAGAAAACTGCATATTAAACTGAAACAAGCCATCGCCTAATGGTTTTAGTAAATAGTCATCTACGTTTTTGATAACACTTTTGATACTACCAGCTGCTGCACCCATAAGCATACTAATGCCACTAGCCGTTCGGCCAACGCCAGTAACTCCTGTTTGTCCATGTGCAAATGAAGGGAAACCTGTGCTTTCGTCAGCAAGTTGCCGAGCCTTATCAAATAATTGTAAATTTTCTCCAGCAACATTTGGAAACTTAGTACCAAATATAGCTTGACCGGGCGCACCACCCTGACGACGAAACACTTTACCCGGATAGACACTAAGGTCTTGACCCGGTACTAAGTTCGTTTCATCAACTTCAATAAGTAGATTACCAGACAAAACAGCATTATCTACCGCCATTCTCATAAAACCATTCATAAGAATCTGCGTGTCTTCCATATTCTCTGCAATGCCTACACCAAAGAAGCTATATGGATTTAGCTCATAGGGTGCAGCCATATACGGAATACGTACAGGTTTGAATGGATTAATTACAAGACGAATAACTTGACCGTTGACAGTCCAGATGTTTGCCTGAACTTGATCGTGATCTGCGTATTCTTCTGGAATATCTATGTCTTCATCTTCAAGAAGCTCTGTATCAATAACGCCCCAATACTCTAATACTTCAAAGCGATCAATGTCATGTGTCTGTTCGTAATCAGCAAGATCGTCTTCCCACCATTCTTTATTATAGTCTTCGCCTTGATCAATGCATTGGTCAATAACATTACCCCTAAAGAAAGGCCGCTTCTTTAGATTACGTAACTGACTACGGCTCATCTTGTGCCGCTCTACTACGTATTGTGCTTCTTCCATATTGTTAGCGTCAGGATCTGGATAGAAGTTCCAAACACTTACATGGCCAATCTGCGGTACTGTTTTAATTGTAGGATTGTATGCACCTTCGTCGTCCCAATTAGCGTACTCTTTATTTACAGCAAATGGCCCCTTCAATACACCCGTACCGAATAAAGCCATTTCAAATGAAGTGCTACGAAGATGTTTTGATGCATTACATTCGTCTAACTGATCTATAATCTTTTTCTGCATTTTCTTTGCAGCGACCATAGCAGGATGAAATGTTACAGCAGAAGGTACTGTACCCGGACCTTTTGTAAGACCCTTAACGTCACTTAGCTTTTCTTCCATACCAGCAAGCATAAGTGTACGCTCTGTAGCACCGGCAGGCAAATCTGCGCCGTCACCAGCAAAACCATACGGACTTGCTTCTTGTATAGGGCCAGTATCTTCTCTTAATTCTTCCGGTAAAGTAGGATCAAAGTGTACTGTGTCTTCTACACCTTCTGGCAATACAGTAGGATCAATAGTAATAGGAAAGCGCTGACTACCAAATAGTACATCAACAATTTGACCATAAGCAGCCAGAGTTTTGGTTTTTGTGATTTTGATGAAAACACGAGATTTTTCCGTTTCCATAAATTGTACGTCAGGCCCATAGATACCGCGATAGTTACGGTAAGACTTTAGCCACCGTTGCTCTTCTGTAAAGCGATATGTCTTTGCTTTTTCGTACTTATCATTAATGTATCGAAGTATAGGCGTATAACCATAGTCCCAATCTTCTGCGCTAGCTACATCTTCTGCTGCTACGCCCATTTGTTCAATTAGGTTTTCGTCTTCTTCGATAGCCATTTATACTTCCTTTAATAACCAAACACAGAGTCAGCGGGTCTATGTGAATTACGCGGTGTATTAGGATCATAGTCAAAGATACTAAATCTTGGTCTAGACATTATACCGTAACGTAAAGCATCATACAAGTGGTCTTCTGCGTTAGTGTCTATATCTTCAGGGTTCTTTTTATCAATAGGTAGTGCAGGTAACTGAGTAACTATGTTTGTACAATTATTAAAAAACACTAAACGCGGTTCTTCAGTAAACTCATCTATTTGTAATCTTCTATGTATTTCGTTTTTACCTGCTACTCTACTACCTTTACTTCTATCTGACGGTCTCCACCTGCAACCTTTACTAATCATTTGCTCTGCTAGACTTGGTCCTGTGTCGCCCCGCTTATGCCACAAAGAACTGTCTAGTACACCGTATTTAATATTACCGTCTTCCGCTTCTAAATCTAATACCATATCCGCTAAATCTGTAGCTAATACTTTTGATACATACAACTCTCTATAAACTATTAATTGTTCGTCTGGGCTTACAGCAAACCAAACAACGCCACTATAAGATCCGTACCCATAGTCACAGGCCCGAAATTTAACCCAATTACTTGGTATATCAAAAGGCTCAACAACGTGAACATTACGGTCAAACTCGGTAAAGGCAGCGCCTTCTTTAATGTCCCAGTCGCCGTCTAATAATTGTCTTTTCTGTTGATCTGGCAATGACAGTAGCATTGCTTCGTAGTCGCCACTGTCTGCTAGATACGGATTATCTACAAGTCTTGCCGGTATAAACCTGCGTTTAAATAAAGGTTTACCTGCTTTAATATGCCCAGCAGGATATTTCAGTTCTTCTCCCGTTTCAATGTTTGTGGCATTAAAACGTGAGTTAGGTGGTGATGGATCAATAAACATCTTCTTGACCCAATGATGACCTCTACCGCCCGGATTGGTAGTGGCTCTCATGTACACCGGTAAATCAGGAGCAGTGGACCGTAGACGAGATCGCATATAATCCCATGCATATGGGGTTGCCCATTGTGTCAACTCGTCAAAGCCTATCCAGCTAAATGCTAGACCCTGATAACGCAGCACGTCTTCATCTCTATCCAGATAAGACATCCATAACCGCGCACCGGATGGCGCAGTCCACTGCATCTTGCGTTCGGACCATTTAATGCCCGTTACAGCTTTTGGATACAACTCCTGAGACTTGAAGATAAGTTCTCTCAGTTCTTCAGTTGTATGTCGTAAAAGCAATCCACTAAACTGCGGATGTTCAAAGTAACGCACTGGGTCAGCAAGCATAGCAAAAGATTTACCGCCGCCTGCTGCACCTCCATATAACACCTCTCGTTCAGGTGCCTCTAAAAACTCTGACTGTGGCCCAGCATTAGGAACAAATACTGCATTCTTTTCTACAGGATCTGGTTCTTTATACGCTACAGAAGACTCAAGCTTGTCTGGGTTCTTCAGTAGCTCCGCCGCATGAAGTGTCGGTTCTGGAGTCGAGTCTTTCTTTTTCGAGTTCTTCCGCTTTGGTAAGCGCCTCTTCGACATACGCTGCCCATCTGCGGAGGACATTAGCTTTGTTCTTACGCTTTCGCTCATTTCTCACCCGCTTCATTAAACCTACGTGAGATATGTAACGTCCCGTTCTTGTGCTTAACCAATTTGATACTTCTCTGTATGAGTATGTCTTTAAATGTTTCTTAGCTTCCGCTAAAGCATCTAACTCTGTTTCAATCGGTAGTAATACTTTGTCGTCGTCTTCGTCTACTTCGTAACCAAATGGTATTGTTCTAGCTATTCTCGGTAAAGGTATCCACTCTCCGTCTTCTTTAACGTCTAATGGTTGTGGTAGTTTCCATTTTCCTGTACTTCTATTTAATAGCTTAGTCGTCATCGTCCTCTATCACTGCTTTAGGTGGTAGTATAAACACACCACCAGAACTTTCAACCTGCATTTTTTCTGATTTGATAATACCACTACGGTCTAAAAGATCTTTAGCCGCATTAAGTTTATCACGAATACCCAACTCTGTAGGGTCATCAATGCCAGCAATAATAGCATAAGCAGCTTTAGGCGCATTATGTGCCATAAAGTTTTTAGTGGCTTCAATAATTTCGTCTTTAATGCCAGCCGTAATTTCCGATAGTTGTGTATTATCAGAATATCCAGCAAGTCTTTTTGCAGCGTACAGATCACCTCTCGCTTCCCCAAACAGTACAGAGATAAAAGCTTGTTGCTTTTCTGTTAACTGTTTACTCATTTCTTAGTGCCTTTAGTATGCTTCTGGCTTTTTGGAGGGCTTTTCTTGCTACCGCCTGCACCTGCCCAAAAAAATTTATCAGCCCAGTAGGCAGCAGAGGTTTTACCTTTTGATATATTTTTTGCATGGCGAGCTTTAAAAGACTTACGAGCTTCCGCAGAATAATTATGGCCCATTTTTTGATCGCCAAAGCGAATGACTTTAATTTTTCCATCATCTTTCCTTAATGCAACAATGCCTTTTTTAGTAGGATGGCTTGGCGTTCTCTTAGGTTTACTTAAACCTGACAGCCCATAGCGCTTGAGTTTTGCGCGTTCTGATTCGGATAAAGCCATTTAAGCCTCCTAATTATA